CTAAGCGGACGGCAAAATTACGCCGGCGCGCGATTTCCATTCCGAAGCAAGAATCGCGTAAATATACTCGTCTCCCCAGACGTCTCGGAAGCGGTCGTTCTGGATCAAATGCGCTTCTCGACGCAGTCCAAGGCGCTCAACAACGCCGACCGAACCCTTGTTCGCAGCGTCCAGCCGCGCGAAGATTCGATGAAATCCGATTGACGAGAAGCCTATGCTGACCATCGCGCCAACAGCCTCCGTTGCATACCCGTTCCCCGCGAATTCTGGATTGAAAATATATCCAACCTCTCCCTGAAGTGCATCAACACTAGCCAGCTTCAACAGGACTTCACCGACCAGTGCGTTGTCAGCCTTTCGCTCGACGGCCAGTCGATAGGTGTCGCCATCCTTCTCAAATGGTGCCGCCAAAATCGCCGAGAACTGCTCTCGCAAAGCATCTCCAGTTGGAGGTGCAGCGTAAAGATACCGGTAAACCTCCTGCAGAGAATGGTAGGCTGAATAGCCGGGGAAATCGCCTCTTGTGAATTCGCGCAGGACAAGGCGGTCCGTCGAAAGCGGTGCACCTAATTTTTGAAGTTGCATCAAGTACCTGACTGATATTTGCCCCACTAGCGAGTGCCGGCAATGCGCAAGGATCGGAAGCTTTGTCATTCAATGCGAACTCAATCTCGTTGAGTTCTATAAATTGGATATTGAGGTACATAAATCAGTCCGCCTTCGGTGCACCGGGGCAGACATACAAATGGCGGGCTTCGGGGTTCTGATATGAGATACGCGACATTCAACGAAAGCGGCTTCCCTGTCGGCTTCTATAAGGATGAGTTCCACGGTGGCCAAGACACTGATGGGGCAATCGAGATTTCGGAAGCTGACTGGATAGAGTTCTTGAACTACCTCGGCAAGCGAAAGCGGAAGCATGGCGGAATCGTTCCAGTAGGCCCACCTATCCCACCTGACATCGGGCCCACCATCAGCGACTACAGGGAGAATGCCATCCAGAACCTTGTCGACAGCATAGCGCGTGAGCGTCAGTGCCGCGACGGCGTGACGCTGGCATTCTATATCGGATCAACGAAGCAGAAATGGGCGGAAGAAGCTCAGGCCTTCATCGCGTGGCGGGATAACGTCTGGTTATACGCTTACGGCTAGTCGGCCAAGGTGCAGGCGGACCAGCGCGAGCAGCCGGCCGTTGAGCAGTTCGTTCTTGAGATCGCGCCCATCGCTTGGCCGCTTATCCTAACCAAACGCCATCCTAGTATCGGCGGTCAATCAGCGTTTCGATACAAAATGTGCGGACGTATCACGCGATTATTGCCGCCGGATTCCGGCTGGCGTGGCTGTTCGCCGCGCCAATCTCTACGATCCTCGCGTCGCTCTCTGTGCTCACGGCGATCCCGCCAGTCCTTGCGATCATAGTCGCGGTAATAGCGATCCCTGTAATAGCGATCCCTGTCGTATGAGCGATAGTAAACGCCTGAGGAATAATACCCGCCAGAGCGATACCCGCTGTCGTCAACGCATCCACTGAGAATGCCGACCGATACGAGCGCAACAACCGCGGCCAGAAGCTTCATGATGTCATCTTCCATTGAGGCACTTGAACGTGTGTCGGCGCCTTCGGTTCCATAAACACGAGAATGCTTAGTCAGACCTGAACCGTCAGTGAATGATCTGGCGCCCACGCGAAGAATCAAAAGGCCCGTGCAGCTGGGGACGTTTGCGGGTCTTTGGGCCATAAATCGGGCACATGGCGCGGTCTGAATACCCCGGCCGGCCGAACGTTCCCAACCCTGCCCAACTAAGACAACTGATTCAGGAAATGCCGCTAAGCGCTTGAAAATATTGGCGACCCCTGCAGGACTCGAACCTGCGACCTACTGCTTAGAAGAAATTAGTAATTATAATAAAATCAACAACTTAAACTTGGTACCCTGCATGCCGTTGGACGATCATGCAGGATACTGTTTTAGTGGTTTGCCTTCACTGGTAGCTCTCCGCGCCGCCCGCTTCGTGCCAGCTGACCATCTTACGCATAGCATTGTCCGCAAGCTCTGGATGCATAGCGAGATAGTGTTTCAGGATCTCGTTTGCGCTATTGAAGGTGTGGCCCGTGATGGCGCAAATTTCCGGAATGGTGCAGCCCGCCCTCGCCAGCCAGGTCACGGCCGTGTCGCGCAGATCTTGATCGCGAAGCGTCGAGCAGCTCGGCATTGGTTTGATTTCTTTGCGGTGCCCTTTTGCCGGCAGTCCACTGGTTGCGGCCGCTTTCACCAGCGTGTAGCGCTTGTAATAGCTGAACGTGTCGAACTGCGACCAGTCGCGCTCATCGAGGACAACGTGCGGTGAAACAACCTCAGCCCTTTTGCGCCGCTCCTGCATCGCCTTGATGCGGTTCGTCAGCTCGGGCGCTTCCGGAATGGAAACGATCGCCTTAGTCTTCATCTGCCGAAAATTGACGCGGCCCCGCTCTCGGCCGAGAAACGTGAACTGCCGGCGGTCGTTCTGGCGCTGGCCAGTCCACACGCCCAGGACGATCATATCTGCAATCTCGGGCAGGCCGATCGCGTCGGCGACCTTTACCATCTGCTCGATCTCAGCCGGCGTGCCGGCGCGGATCCGCGATGGCGGTGTTTTCATGCGGAGTTTGTGAGCGGGGTTGATCAGCATTTCAGGAAGCTTTCCGCGATCCATGGCCCACTGCAGGGCAGTGCCCAGTCTGCGCATTGTGTTCACAGCTTCTGCCAGGCCGGAGTTTGTCCGGATGCGGTCATACATACCAAGGCATATCGGTTTCGTGAGCGCAGCGGCTTCTGCGGCCCAAACATCGGGCATCTGCCTCGCGATGACGTCTCCGTTTCTGCGGTACTCGTACCTAGTTTTCGGCGAGATATCTGCGATCGCCGGATTTTTCTCCGGGGTGAGCCAATCTTTCCAAAGCTGCTCGAGTGGATAGGTCGGCAGGACCGGCACAATCCGTTGCGGCTTTTCCATCGGCACCCTTGCTTTTGCTCTTGCCTGTTCGCGCTGCTCGGCCTCGATCTCGCGGGTGAACTCCTGCGACCAGTCGAGTGCCTGGCCGGCCGTCATCCAGTTGCCGTCGTCCTCATTGCGGAGATCCTTGCCCTTATAACCGCGATCGCGCAGCGTCTTTGACGGCTCGAAACGTGGGCGGCCGTTGCGCCAAGTGACATAGGGAATTTTCGGTTGGGGCTTCTTCATGGCTTCTACTCTGAACTTTTGCCGTTGGTTGGGCGGTGAAACAAAAATGCCCGGCGGTCACGCGAAACAAAGACCGCCGGGCAGGCAGGCTCCGGGAAACTGGAGCCACTGGAGGGATTAGCGGGGCCGGTGGTCCGCCATTGGTACCGGCCCCGCATCACCACCCGCTGCGGGGGAAGCGGGCGGTGATTGCTTTCGGCGCGTGGCGCGCCAGATTGCGATAAATGTGAGCGCCTGGGCGATGAGCAGCGGCGCAATCGAAAGAGACCATTGCGCGATCGTCATTGCACGGTCCTCAGCACTGGGCGGCGGTAGCGAGCCAGATTAAGTACTGGGCATCCGCTATCGGCATCCTCGAGGGCGCGGCGGGCCTCTATGAGCATGATGGTCCGCGACGCCTTCGCTGCGATCGCGCCCTGCAGGTAGGCGTCGATCTCGGCTCTGGCTGCCTGCATTTCCCGAAGCTCGTCCTCGAGGCGCTTCATCAGCGCGTCCTGGACACTGCCCAGGCGCTCGAGCTCGTGGACGGTCGCCCCGGCGCTCATGGTGTGCTCTCCTGCTCAGTGAAGCGGGCGAACATTCCCTCGATCTCAGCGAGTTCCTTTTTTGCCTTGTCGAGCGCCTGCGTAGCGACGTCCTCTGCAATGGCCTTCATTTCGGCAGAAATGAGCTCCATCGCTTCCCAGTATCCACTCATCGCGTTTCCAAATTTTTGGCTCACGTCAATGCTCGGATCAGTGAGGACGGTGTCGCGACTTATCGGATCCATCCATTCGATGGCCTGCCGAAGACGCTCCGCGCGGCTCGCGGCTCTGGCAACGCGATCGGCAAAGGTTTTCAGGTCGCTCATGCGTCACCCCGCAATCTCTGCAGGGCGATGCCGCCGCCAGTGGTGAGCGAAATGTTCGGCGCGCGGCCACGTACAAGCTGCTTTTCTTCGAGCCGGCGTATGGTGGCCAAATTGAAGCGCTTGTTGCCGACCTGCAGGTGGCCATCGACGATGCGCTGCTGGCGGAAAAAGTCGATCGAGGCGAGGGCGTCTTTCTCCGCACGTTCGAGGTTTTTGCGCGGATCCAGCACGGCCGGGTTCTCGGAGAGGGGCGTCATGGTCATGCCGCTTCCTCCTTGTCTTCGAATTCTTCCTCTATCTCACGATTGAGATCATCTGCAGCTTCATTGGATGCCTCACGGCATGGGATCCTGCTGATGATTTCGTTGACCTCGTCGATCGAGAGTTCGAGGCCGCACCAGAAACGCGCGGCCGCCTTGTCATCGCCATTGGGCGTGAAGGTATTCGGATCGGTACCGGTGAACACTTCGGGTTCGACTGTGGGCTCGAACTCCTCCGACCGCCAGAATTCCTGACGAGAGGAGCCGCACTGGGGGCATTTTGTCACCTTGCGGAGACGTTGTTCCTTGTAGGTGAGCAGGTTCATAGTGCCGGCTCCCTCTGCAGCTGCTCGCGTGTCCGCTGGGCGTGCTTCTGATAGTCCCGTTCCAACTCGTTGACGTAGATATTGACGAGCGTGGGGATGCCTGGCTCCGCGATAACGTTGGCTGCGACTGATGCATGCGTTTGGATCTGGAAGCGCATAAGCGAAACCAGCAGCATCATAGGGTTGCCGTGACGGCTGAGCTCGTCGTTGACGAAATCCGCCATTCGTGCCGCAAGGTCGCTGCAAGCGATGCGAGCCAAGCAGCGGACATAAGGATCCTCGTGCGTGAGGGCGTCGACCTCTGATAGACCGGAATGCATTATTTTGCTCATGCCGCCGCTCCCGCCGCGTAGGCGGCTGTCAACTGGGCGCGGTCTACGTGGATCCGGACAAGGGATCCGGCCGTGCGCATTGCGTGAGATTTGATCTCGCCGTACTGGCGAAGCCATTTTTCCATGCCTTCACGATGCCAGCGCAGTTTCTTCTGCCCGGGCAAAGGTGCCGGCATGCCGTGCTCGATGATGAGGCCGTTGCGCTTGCGTAGAAAGGTTTCCCTTTGCAGGCCGAGCGCTTCGGCGATGTCTTCCGCTTGCATGAAGCGGTCGTTTGAATTCTGGAGCATGTTTCGCGTCTCCCATTGTCAATGCGTTCAAATCAACGCATTGCGAAATTGTGCGCGAAATCAAATTAAGTCAATAATTAATCCATGAGTAATTGCAAAACAGTGATATCGGATGGACCGGTCCACAGTTTATAGCTTTGGACCGGTCCAAAATTAATGCCTTCGGACCGGTCCAAATTTCACCGAGTTGAACCGGTCCAAAATTTAATGAAGATATCTTGTTTGCGACAAGCCTTACGCGGCAGCAGCTCTTCGTTCGCGGAAGGACGCGATGACAACGCCTCGCACTGTGACGCGATCGCCGTCGATAAGCATGGGCTTAAAAAGTGACGGGTCAAAAGTAGCAGCCACCAGAAAGGGCCGCTCGAGGATGCGCATTACCATTTCCGGCTTGCCGCTTCGATCAAGGATCTCTGCGCACACGACGTCGCCCGATTGCGGTGCAGCGTTCATATCGACGACTAGAACGTCGCCCGGAAGGTAACCAGCGGCCTCCAACGCTCGAGACCTCATCACCCAGGCGTCGACGCCGTTCCTGGCACCCTGCAGCGCTTTGACGGCTTCATTGGTGGAGGTGACCTTCTCCGCTTCGTATGCCTCGCTCTCACGATCGGCCACGCCGCGTATAGGCTGCGGTATGTTGGTCTCAAAAGGCGGAATGCCTGAAGCTTCAGCAATCAGCTCTACGGAGCGGCTGTTCAATGTCCGCGTACTGAGCGGATTGGTGCGGTCGAAAAAACGCGAGAGCGTGGATGCGTCAACGCCTGACACCGACGCAAGGTGGTGCGGCTTCCATCCCTTCGTTTCGAGGATGAAATTGATCCAGTCCAGATGTTTTTTTCGAACGTTTTCCACAACGCACAACATAGGTGGAAAAGCCCTTGATTACATTTTGATGAATATCACTTGACGAATTTACCCAAATCACGGTTCATCACAATTAATCAATGGAGGCTTCCACAGCAAATGAATATTACTTGGCAGGACATTGACCGGTGGCGCGAGGCGCGCGGCATGCAAAAGGCCGACTTGGCTCGGGAAGCCGGTATTCCTGAAAGCACCATCTATCGCGGTTTACGGCACAACAGTCGTCTGCAGCCAAGCATGCGAAAAATCATGCGCGGCATCTTCCCGCGCGAGTTCGAGCAGCGGGAGACAATGCAGTGAGCGAGCTAACAGAAGATCGCGTGCGTGAGATCGTGCGCGAGGAAATAATCCTAAATGCGGTGCGCGCAAAGGCGGCCAACAAGGATTACTGGAACGCCCAGCAAGTCTTGCACGCTAAAATCATGGCCGAAATTCATCTGGATATGAAAACCAAGGGCCTCCTTGGTGAAGATGAGCAGAATTATTATCCGGGTTGGCCTAGAGCTGTCCGCCCCTCATCCTCGTCCATCAGCTTTTCCGATGCCTCCATCATGGATCCCAGCTCGGCCATGACTTCCGCGAGCAGCTGTTCAGACCCTGGCGCGGAGCCGAACTCTACCCATTCCATCACCAAATCACGAGCGACGCCAGCATGGAAATCTCGCTTGGCCATGTGCTGGGTCATAACTGCCTTGCAGGCCAAGGCCATTACCGTTGCGCGATGCGCCTCTACGTTCGCGGCCCGGATACGATCGTCTTCACTCATAAGTGCACTCCTTCGTCTCTTTTCTCGACTGTGCTGTGAGTCTCGCGGGGGTGGCAAGTGACCGAGCTTCCGCAACTCGCCCTTTCGATCATGCAGCCGTGGGCTTGGCTGATCGTCAACGGCCATAAGGATATCGAGAACCGCGATTGGCCGACGAAATTTCGCGGGCTTGTCGCCATCCATGCCGGCAAGAAGCCGGATGATGATTGTACCTACGCTTTGACTTGCCACGACGGTCCGCGCCACCCCGTTACCGGCGTGCCGTTCTCGATCGATACCGGATCGCGGCGGATCGAGAGCGATGGGCTTTTCGATACCTATAGTGCGACAGCCTGGCACGGCCATTTTGGTGGCATCGTCGGTTTGGCCGAAATCGCTGACTGCGTCATTGCAAGCGAAAGTGAGTGGTTTCAAGGCATTTTTGGCTTTGTGATCCGCAACGCCCGACCGGTTGACTTCATTCCGGTACGTGGAAAGCTCGGCTTTTTCGATTGGCGCAAGAACCTACCGGTGGCGCCATGATCCTCGCCGAAGACTGGATCCAGCAGCTTGACGAAAACGCCGACGAACTGGGGCTCACTGACACCATGGTTTGCCTGGGCGGCAAGCCGCCGGCGGAATTCGCCGAGAACCGCGCCTTTCACCTGCAACTGATCGACGATCTAGCTGCAGAGGCGAAGCGGCGCAAATGGCCCGGGGCGCAGTTCTGCTTCTACATGCGCCGTGACGGCTTTGTTTCCATCTACATCGCGCCTTCGAATGGCGGCGAATTGACCTTGTCCGGTCTCGCGGAACACCGCGAGGCCCAGAAAACCGCGACCAGCAAGCCGCCCGAACTGGTGGCGCTCGTCTGAAATGTTCACGCCGGTTTGTATTGCGTCCGGCCTTTGCTTGCAGGGGCTGATAATGAACTCTGTCGCCGAAATAGATCTGGCGATCAAATCCGCGGGGCTCATCGAAGGCGAAGTGTTGCGCGCCGCCGGTATCGAGCAACGATTTTACTACAAAGTTCGGCACGGCGCTCGGTCGCTGACGCCGCGCACCGTCAACCGCGTGCGCCTGGCGATCGCGCAGCTGAAACGTCAGCGGGATCTTGAGGAAAAGGGCAGGGAACTTGAATTACGGTTCCCTGACCGCTCCTCTGCGATCCGTTCCTACCGCTTGGCTGTGGCGCTGGTAGCGCAAAAGGCCGCCGTGCAGCCGGGCTTCATCCTTTCTGCCGATCCGTCAAGGCGGGCGACGGCCGACGAACAATGGATGCGGGCAACCAGGCTGCGCCGGCTCGCGATCTACATCACCGTAACCTACCTCGACATCCCGCAAGCGGACATGGCCCGCGCCCTTGGCGTCAGCAAAGCCACCGTTTCGCTTTTGCTGAAAGAACTCGGCGACGAACGCGAGCGTCCGGAGATCGAGGCGGCGCTGGCCTACGTTGAGGAGGCGTTTCAGTCATGAAGCTCGTCGTTGAATACGAAAGCCGCTGTTTCGTTCAAAAACGCATCGCAGTTTCGCTGGATACCGTCAGCGTATCTGACCACTGCTGCGAGGTTGATCTTGAGCGAGTGGAGTATTTCCTCATCGAGAAGCTCTGGCGAGCCCTGAGAGTCCAGCTTAGCTTTATTTCGTTGTATCCTTGCTACGATAAAATCAACAGAGATCGTCGGCGTGAATATCTCATTTTCGAAAACCTTGAGCGGAGTTGCAGCAAGAAGCTCCAGCACGTGGTTAACGTTATCGAGAACGTCATCCGTACGAAACTCTTCATTCTCAGCCGACAAAAATTCAAGTTTGTATTCTGTCGTCTCCTTGAGTGTTATACAATATTTGGAGACACTAGCGGCCAAAAGCCGTTGGCGGCGATGCGTGAAGGCCGCATTTATCCGGTGGTGTCTATCCCCGTCCCTTACCTGCTTCGCGAGGTAGATGATGGTGGGTATCGCGACGACCATTGCTGCCCATCCCCCCAGAGCGGACATCCATTGCCTGAAGCAGTCATTCTCGCCCGCATCGCAGGCGATCTGCCTGAGCGTCTGGTTTTGCCACACAATGTAGATGAAAAATATCGCTGCGATCGCAAATGCCGCGAACCAGCCTGCCCAGTATCCCAAATCGTCGGGTTTATCTTTCATCATTGCTCCTCATGCCGGGGTCGGCAAACGATAGGCGAATATTCCCGCTCCATGCAATGGGGGCGTGCATGACGACGATTGCAATCCACCCGCGCGTCGAGGAACTCTTAAGGCAGGACGCGCCTGTTGCGGTGGGAGTATCGGGTGGAAAGGACAGCCAAGCGGCCGCCCTGGCGACGTTTCGTTACCTTGATCGGATTGGCCATAATGGGCCGCGCATCCTCGTTCATGCAGATCTAGGTTCGGTTGAGTGGAACGACAGTTACCGGATCTGCGAGGATCTGGCCCACCATCTGCAGTGTGACCTGGTCACCGTCCGTCGCAACGGCGGCGGGTTGATGGAGCGTTGGGAAAGCCGGTGGTTTTCTAGCCAGACGCGCTACGAAATGCTTAGCACCGTCACGCTTGTGCCATGCTGGTCCACCCCCGGCATGCGTTTCTGCACGTCAGAACAGAAAACAAAAGTGATCTGCGCAGAGCTCATCCGACGGTTCAAAGGGCAAACTATCATCAATGTTACCGGTGTTCGGCGGGAGGAGAGCCCCGCGCGCGCGCGGCAGTCCGTTGCGGATCTGGAAAAGACCGGCCGCATTTGGACTTGGCGGCCGATCATCGATCTTTCCGTTGATGAGGTTTTTTCTCTCATCGATGGAAGCGGCCTCAAACCGCACCCGGCATATCGGGTTTTCGGCATGAGCCGGGTTTCTTGCCGCTGGTGCATCATGTCCAGCCTGGCGGATATGATCGCTGCAGCCAAGCAGCCGGAAGGCCATAGTCTTTATCGTCGCATGGTCCGCCTCGAGATCAACAGCGGTTTCGCTTTTCAGGGGTCTCGTTGGCTGGGCGACATAGCGTCGGGACTTCTCTCGACGGAAATGCAGCGCGAGCTCGTGGAAGCGAAAGAGAAGGCCGCGAGGCGCGTCGCTATCGAAAAGCAGATCACCAAAGACATGCTTTATGTCAGCGGCTGGCCGCTGCGCATGTTGACGGATGATGAAGCCGAGATCCTCGCGTCTGCTCGCCAGCAGGTTTCCCAGCTCTATGGCTTCAATTCCAACAGCCTCGATGTTGCCGGCGTCCACGCCCGCTATGCTCATTTGCTTGCTGAAAAAGAGCGGAGGGCTGCAGCATGAACCGTTCCGATACCTCCGAAATCAAACAGGCGTTGAAAGACCGCATCGAAAGCGTCTGCCAGCGCCTGCTGCCCACCGGCAAAAGGCAGGGGCGGCTGTGGGTTTCTCACAATCCGATCGAGAATGATTTCCACCAGACGCCGGAGCTCAAAGTTGCGCTCGATCGAGATCCCGGCGCTTGGAAAGATTACCGTACCGGCGAAAAGGGCGACGTGCTCGGCCTGGTGCAATATCTGACCGGCGGCGACTTCCGCGCGGCCATGGACTGGTCGCGTGATTTTCTCGGGCTGCGCTCGATGACGGCCGTGCAGCGCCAGGACATGAAGCGTCGGGCCGATGATGAGCGCCGCAAGGCGGAAGCCCGGGCGGAAGCCGATCGGCTGAAACGCATGGGCAGGGCCGAGCAGGTCTGGAACAGCGGTTACCAGGACGGCGCGCGATCGACGGCAGAAGCCCATGCCCGGGCTTACTTCGCCGCGCGCGGTTGCCCGATCGACGACATTCCGAACCGCGACATGCAGACATTCCGTTTCGCGGCCGCCCAGGAATATTGGAAGCGGGCACAATTCCGACATGAAAACGGCCGGCGCATCAAGGTGCAGGACGGCCCGAAGTTTCCGGCCGTGCTCTCGGCCATGCGGATGCCCACCGGCCAAATCTCGGCCGTGCACATGACATTCCTTTCGCCACTCGGGCCGCAAAAGCTCCCAGTGAGCGGCGATGAAACAGCCAAGATCATGTTCGGTGAGGCGCGCGGCGCGATGATCCGCATCAGCCACGGGCCCGAAGGCGAGCCGCCGGAAACAGCGACGCGGCCTTTCCCGCTGATCCTCTGCGAAGGCGTCGAAGATGGCTTGTCGCTGGCGCTTGCCATACCCGAAGCCCGCGTGTGGGCGGCCGGATCGCTCGGTGCCATGGCGTCGGCGCCAGTGTGGTTGCCCTGTGTCAGCTCCATCATCGTTGCCCGCGACAATGACTGGGAAAAGAAAACCGCCGTCAAGCAATTCGAACGGGTGATGGAGGAGCTTTCGCGCGCCGAAAAGCCGCTCACCGAGATGACAAGCCACTTGGGCAAAGATTTCAACGACCTGATGAAAGGGGAAGAATGATGCAGTTCCGAAGCAAGCCTATCGACATCGAAGCGATCCATTATTCATGGGATGGCACGGATAAAACTTCGCAGGAAATACAGGATGATGTGGCCGATTTCATAGGCCGAAACATCGTTGTTCACGGCGATGATAAAATTGAACTCGAGGCGTTTGGCAATGTTCATTTTGGCGCACCGGGCGACTGGATCCTCAAGTTTGGGTCCGACGAGTTCTATACATGCTCACCGTCACATTTCTCTGAGTTCTACGAGCCCGTTGTTATTGCCGGCGACACGGATCCCGCACCTGCAGACGCGGCAGAACATAGCTGGTTCTCGAAAGCTGCCCTCGATGTCACGGCCGAACGTCGCCGGCAGATCGAGGCAGAAGGCTGGGGCAATGTGCATGACGACAGCCATACGAATTTCGAGCTGACCAAAGCGGCGATTAGTTATGCGCAGGCTGCGGCTATCTCCGAGAAAGACCGCACACGCGAGTTTGCCAACAAGAATGTTCCTAGCCGGTGGCCGTGGTCGAAAGTTTGGTGGAAGCCGAAAGACCGTCGCACAGATCTCGTGCGCGCTGCTGCGCTTCTCATTGCCGAAATTGAGCGCCTCGATCGTGCGGAGGCGAGGCCGTGATCGACGACATCGAAAACATGCGCTTCGTCTTCCGCCGTGCCGGCATCCGCACCTTTTATTGCAATGTCTGGGGCGAGGCGAACCCGACATCATCGGCGCGTAGGCCCATCGTGGGTAATGCCCACTGGCACTGGCGCGACGCCGAGCAAGCGCGTTCCCGACCACAGCCTGACGGCATGAAGGTGATTTATCACCTTCGTATCCGCATCAAGGAAGGATGCTTCCTATGAGCGAGATGGGGCACAACGTCGCGGCCGATCAACTGCGCCAGATCATCGAGCGGATAGAGCGGCTCGAGGAAGAGGGCAAAGCGATCAATCAGGATAAGGCCGATGTCTACGGCGAAGCCCACGGGCTCGGCTACGACAAAAAAGCAATCAAAACCATCGTCCGTCTTCGCGCCAAGGATCCGAACAAGCGGATCGAGGAGGAGACGATTTTGCAGACCTACATGGCCGCGCTGGGCATGGAGTAACCACAAGGAGAAAGAGCATGTCGAAACGTAAAGGACAGACCAATGGAAGCACCACACGAAATCAAACAACGCCGGCAGCAAGCAAAAATGCGCCTGAGATCGATACTGCAGGCGCACCTCGGTCAGCTGACGGCGCGCCCCTGGACACCGCGTCGATCGTGGATGGATCTAATGGCGTCGACGGCGCTGCAGACGGCAAGGGGGTGAGCGATGGTAGTGAAAATGCTTCCGCCGGATCCAGCACAAATGCGCATAGCGGCGATGCCGGGCACAACGTTTCGGGCGATATCGGCACGGGATTCGGTTCCGGATCAATCGAAAATGACGGCGACGCAAGCGCTGATGGTGCAGCGCATGACGGAAAGAACGGCTCCGTTTCCGGAGAGACCGACGACCAGGCCGGAAGTGTTGGAGGTGGAGATACTTCCAGTAGCGCTGACGGAGAAGGAAATTCAGGCCATAGCGAAGATGCAAACGACGATCAAGGAGCTGCGCGTACAAGTAGCAATAGCTTGCCTCGTGCCGAGCCTGACGTCTCGCCAGACCTGAAAGCCGCGCTCGAGCTCGCCGGCTGCGATACGGCAGAAAATCTCATCGACATGGCGCGGATCGGCTCCAACGTCATGGAGGCGATCAATGATGTGCGCAAGCTCGACGGTCCGTTCAAGGATTGGGCTCCCATGGATGATCCGGCCGAGATCGTTTATGACCTGTACAACGCTCTCGAGCATGCCCGGGAAAAAGCGGCGACGCCGGCGTTGGATCCGGAGGTTCATTGCTGCCCGATCTGCGACGTGCCCTTCAAGGCCGATGATGTCTGCGCCACAGATATCGAGGAGGGAACCTGCCATGCCGAATGCTTGGCCGGGTCGCCTGTCGTCGATCTCAATACCGGTGAGCCCAAAACGGGGCCGGTCGATACCTTCTTGTATTCGGATTGGGCCGCTTCCGACACCGCGTCGGAAACCGGCGATCGCCCGTGGTGGGTGACCGCGCCGAATTTCTCGAAGGATATCGATCCCCGCGAGATCTCGCACTCGTTCGCCTATGACGTCTTCCGTGGCGTTCACGGTTCTGTCGAGACGGCCGGCGTGGTCATCAACGGAGGATCTCCGGGAGGGGAGCCGTCTATATCTTTCGAAGCTGTCAGCGAGCTCGTCGAGCTGGTGCGGCGGATCGGCCCGCGCGCAACGCCGGATGTCCTGGCACAGCACCTGGTCATCACAAAGCACCGTCAGTCCGCAGAGCTGACGAAGGCGGAAGAACTCGCCCTCAAGGCCTTCGCCGCGATCTTGATCGACCTCGACGACTACGCCGTGGCTGAAAGGAAGCGCCTCGAGGAACTGGCGGCCGAGAAGCCAACGCCCAGACCCGTGCCGATCGATGAGACGAACATGGAGCTCGTAGACAGCCCCATGGCCACCCACTGAGCCGCCAAACCAATCGGCCCGGCAATGGTGCCAGGTCAAAACACGAGGAGAAATGCCATGAACACCGTTGATAGCGCCAGCGATGACCGCACCGTGAACAACACGATGCGCCACGCATATCGCGTTCTGTCTCCCGAAGAAAAGGCAGCGATGGGCGAAATCAAGGATATGGGCCTTGCCTTCCATGATCGCATCGCCGCGCTCGGCAATAGCCGCGAGGTCTCGCTTGCCAAGACGAAGGTGGAAGAAGCGGTCATGTGGGCCGTGAAGCACCTGACGGCCTAACTGTGACGATTTTCCTCACGGCTATGCCGTGGGTGGTTTCCGGCCTGTTATTGCTTCTGGTCATCCTCTGGATCCTGTTTGCTATTTCCTGCCGAGGGGATGATTTCCCCTGATCAAAAACTACCCGCCGCGCCGGCGACTAGGCGCGGCGGTTTCCTCTTATTCATGCGGGCAGTTATGGCAAGAAAACCGAAAATTCAGGGTGGCATCCAAGGCATTCGCGCACAGTTCCTGGACGCGCAGCAGGTGCTGGACGAAAAGAAAGAGTTGGTCGATCCGGACGCCAATCTGCTACGCAACGGCATCAAGGCCGGCCAGTGGGAAGGCGCACCGCACCACAACATGCCACCCGATTGCCCGATTACTGTTTTGGGCAAGAAGGGTGAGACGATCTATGTCATCAACGCGATCGGCGAGCTCGAGGAGATCACCCGCCACGATCTGCCCACGCTCCTCCGGATCTTCTCCCCATTCGTGAATTATGTTTTTTGGGCATGGCCTGCCTGGTCAAAGGCCAAGGGCGAGCCCGGGAGTGAAGGTTATGTTCCGCCGAAGGTCGAGCGCGTGCAACGCGACCAAGCCTGGACGGCAATCATCGGCGAGGCCGGCCGCAAGGGCCTGTTCGATCCGCAGAACAATGTGCGCGGCCGCGGCGGCTGGAAGGCGCAGGACAAATTCATCTGGCACAGCGGCAAGCACCTGTTTTCTGTCGACATCAAAACCGACAAGAATAACCGCGCAACTGACTGGCAGCTGCAGGCGGCCAAGCCCGGCGATTACGACGGGTTCTTTTACGCCCAGGACAACGACACCGTACACCCGTGGCAGACGCCGATCGGCGTCAACGACAGCCCGGCGCACATCATCCTGCAGGATCTCAAAAGCTGGAAATGGGAGCGCCCTTACATCGATCCGATCTTCTTTTTGGGCTGGATTGGCTCGGCGTTCCTGTCCGGAGCTCTCGACGTGCGCCCGATCATGTTCACGATGGGCGGTGCTGGCACGGGTAAATCGACCCTGCACGGGATCCTGCGAGCGCTTTTCGGATCCGCGCTTTATTCCACGGCCAACACGACGGCCGCCGGCATCTATCAGAATATCAGGCAGGACAGCCGCCCGGTTGCGGTCGACGAATTCGAGCGCAAGGCGCAAGGCCAGAAAGAGCAGGCCATCATCGAGCTTGCCCGCCAGTCCTATTCCGGTGCGAAGGGCTATCGCGGGGGTGCAAATGGCGACGGTACCGAATTTGAATTGCGCTCGAGCTTCATTTTCTCTGCGATCCTGCATCCCCACCTTGGCGTCCAGGACCGCACCCGCATGATCATTGTGAACCTCAATGCGCTGGATAAGGACGCCAACGCAACGCAGCCGCTCATCAAAGAAGAATGGGGTCGTATGATCCTCCGGCAGATCATGGACGGCTTTCATGACTTCTACTGGCACATTCTGCCGAAGTGGCGGCAGATCCTGTCTGATCAGCGCCTGGCGCTGGATCCGCGCGCGATCGACACCTATGGCACCGTGCTGGCGTGTGCGGAGCTCCTCGTGGGAGAGCAGGGGCTTGTCGACGCCGGCATGCATCAGGATCCCACGGCCGATGGTGTGCGCCTGGATCTCGATATGCTTGTGGAAACCATCGAGGCTGCGACGTCGGCCGACAGGGCCGAGCAGGTGCCGAAATGGCAGGAAGTTATTGAAAAAATCATGGGCGCAAAGGTGGACGCCTACAAGGCCGGCGAGCGGCAGACAGTTGGCGGCATTATAGAGGCGCTCGAAAACGACCAGCGCACGGATATGCTCATCGAGGATGCCCGCGCCCGCCTGGCGCTGATCGGCCTTGGCCTGCGCGAGAAGGGCAAGCCCTGCAGGGGATATGCGCTGGCGATCCCGCACAACGATGACAATCTCAACCGGGTGTTCGCCGATGGTGAATTCAACCACGGTGGCTGGTCGCTGGCGCTTAAGCAGGCACCACAAACGATTGTGCCGCGAGAGCTGTCGAAGGCGGATAAGACCGTCAAGATCAACCGTGTGGCGAAGACCGTCACGCTAGTAGATCTAGCAGGGTACGATGAAATGTTGGGCTCCGATTGAGGTTAAGTCTAGACGGGTGGCTTGTTACCATTCCGACAACAGCTTCCATTTGCCTGGAAGGGTTCGAACCCGTTGCGTTTTTATGTCTGAATTCGGAACGATGTAGATCCCATCTGTACCCCAGTAGCGAATGGCCGATAGCGAGCCGGTGGAGGCGACCACAATTCCTGGATGGCAGCTATCAATGCAAACCTCCAAATTCTCCTCACGAATTCTGTCGTCGGGGTAGTCGCGCGCATAATGCGCGAACTCTCCGCTGATTATCATGATCAATACGAATGTGCAGAGTACAGGCGTCAGAATGTGAAAATAACGTTTTTCTCCCATCTTGTATTTGATCGCGATGGCAGTGGCTGAAGATAGAAACATGCAGAAGTAAGAAACGATTATGACTGTTGACGTGATCTTACGATCGCCAATGGCTGTTCCCAGAACGATCAGAATAGTCCCACCAATCGTTATCACCCGAAAAAAATATTTGTATAGCTTCCTGAACTTTGCTTCGTCTGGCAATTTTTCACTGAAATGATGAAACATCGCGACCGTCCCGATCCACAGCACAAGAAATGGTGGCGTAGTCAATATCGCTTCTGATATTACGTCTGTTACCGATATTTGACGCGCTAACCCCGGGACAATTAGAATTTTTCCAATGATTGATGCCGTACCGAAGAAGAATGCGATGGAAGCAATTGCGGCTGGGAGTTGCAGCGCTGTGCCTATGAGTGTCTGCAGCGCTACAGCCGGGCTATTGTCCGCTTTGTTATGTTCCCCTGCCATTTAAACCCTTCCCTGCGTGTCGCACTCCCATCTTGTTTATACGTTTTCAAATGTGCGAACCATACCTGCCAAAATATACTTGGATCAGGACCCAGATCGATAAATCCGACCCGCCAACCGATTACGACTGGATGGGTTACGACGGTGGGAAGCCTATTGGTCGCGTCCGCAAGGAATTCCATGGCCCCATACAGGGCAAGTGGCAATGGGTTGGATGGACACCTAAGCCTTTCCCTCACTCGCCGCCCATGCCCAATCTCGGCTACGCTGATACCGCGCGCCTGGCCGTCCAGATGAGTGAGCGTTACTGGGATAAGTGCAACCAGATCGCGGCCGAGAAATCCTAACCCACACCCTGTTCTCATTGCGTCATTTTCCCTCGCCCTTTGCCCCTCGCATTTAACTCTCTTACCCCCGCCCCGTGATTTCAAAAGCGGTGTCCGCGCCGCCGCACTCAACGGCGATTGGAGAGAGGCGACACGAGAAAAGAAACGCCGTGGCCAATCGCTACGATAGCTTGGAGCAAGTGAGGCGCGGACGGCACCAGCGCCTGCCATTGCGGCCAGTTCACGGCCTACGCCTCCGCTTCGCTCCGGCCTTGAGGCCGCTCACCACGATATGCCGGGATAAATCACGGCGCTGGCACTTAACACGGGCGAATGCGTCATAGCGTGAACATTGCGGGGTTTGTCTGCCCTGCCGGGTGCGGGTGGTTACCAGCGGTTACCATTCGGTTGGCGGGCCGGTAACCGCGATAAATCAACAAAATCAGAGGCTTGTAATGACGGTTGGCGAGTTACCACTATATTGCACCCTTTTACGCGCGCGTGCGCATACGCGTAGATGGTGATTTGATGGTAACCGGTAACCGGTAGGTATATGTTCCTGATTTTCTTGCAGAAACGCGGTTGGAAAAACGGTTACCACCGGTTGGCGAAAGCTGCAGCCGGTAACCGGAATAAACAAATAGGGAAATAGCTGGTGAGCGACGAAACCGAGCAAAAGCAGGGGCTTCAAGTGGCACACACGCCGCCGGCAATTTCGCCGGAGCGCGCGGCAAAAGTCGGATCGATGGCGGCGATGACGGAAACTGTCATGGCTGGCCTCGCCCAGTCCCTCGCGGGCGAGCGCGAGGAACCCGAGCAGCAATCCCTCTTGCTCGCGGATCCTGACGGCGAGCACTGCCTATTCGGCGGTCCCGTGAAACACGTCGCGTCAATCATGGATGCCGCCAAGCGGGCGAGGGGGAGGCCGAAAGGCTCCCAGAACCGCCGTTCCACCGATCTGGCGAACTACCTGCTATCCATGGGCTATCGCGATCCGGCCTTGAACCTCGCCGACCTTGCAAACGCCAGCCCGGTGGCGCTAGCCGCTGAGCTGGCCTGCCTTCCAACCTTCGAGGGTGCTACGCCAGAGCAACTGATGGAGGCGGCGATCAGGACGGGCGTGCTGGACCGCGACCAAGTGTTCAAGATGATGAGCAAGGCATACGACATGATCGAGGACGCCAACGCCGAGCTCATGCCGTTCTTCCATGCCAAGAAGCCGCAGCAAGTCGAGGTGAAAACTCAAGCGCTGGGCGTCATGTTGATTGGTGAAATGCCGACCGAACGGCCAGCCGCAGACGCGGCGCTGAACCTGACGCGGGTAGATACGCCCGATAAACAAAATCAATAGGTTATGCGTCCGACCATTTGGACGTAATGTCGGATGGAAGCCAAGGCATTGAAAACAAACAACATGCTACTGCTTAAAGAGTAGTAGGCGGGTTTGGTTTCCGGCCTCTCGCGCGCGGGAAACCGGCTGGCCTCTGTCGCTTGGTGGGGGTGGTTCATGCGGACGCGGGCAAACGCCCGCGACTTCACTTTGGAAAGCCCCTTCGGGGCTCCCCCCATGGGTGTGTCGCCTCACACACACGGCCCTTTTGGTCTTTGCCTGACTGAACGGCATCGCGGCGAAACTAATCTCTCCTGATCGAGGGCGGGCGCGGGCGCGCGGGCTCTGGGTTTTGAAAGGGTTTCAGGGTCATGGGAAATATTGATGTTTCGCGCTATGTGCCGCCGGGTCCGGTTGGTGCTGCTTTTATCCATTCGCGGGGACCCATCGATATCATCATGGGGCCCGCCGGCTCCGGAAAGACGGTCGCCAGCTGCATCAAGGGGCCGCTGCTGGCCGCCTCGTACATGCCCGTGTGCAGGGACGGGCGCGTGCGCGTGAAGCTGATCTGTGTTCGCGACACCTATCGCGATTTCGCCCGAACGGCGTTGGCCAGCTGGCACGAAATGTTCCCGGTTGGCCACCCTTGGCAACGGCCGGATAAGGGGTATGAGGGCGGGCAGGATCGCCCAGTTCGCCACCATCTGGTTTGGGAGGCCTACCGCGGGGCCGACAAGGTGATCGTCGAATTCACGCTTGAGACGGGCGCGATCGCAGACAGTAACGTGATGCAGTTCGTCAAAGGCTATGAGGTCTCAATGGCCTGGGGCAACGAAGTCGATATGATGAGCCCGGAAGTGCCGGGCGCGCTGTTCATGCGTACCGGTCGATATCCGCCTGTGAAAGACATCGCGCCCTCCGAGCTCGATCGGGTTTCGCGCGACGGCCGGGAGGCGATGCGCCGCATGGGGATGACGGTCGACGATACCGAAATAACGCTCCCGCGCATGTTCTGGGGCGATATGAACCCACCGGACGTCGACCATCCGCTGCTCAAAGAGGTTGGTTGGGAGGATCCTGAAAAGAAAAATCCGGCCTATAATTTTTTCCGCCAGCCCGGCGGCCTCGATGACGGGGCGGAAAACCGGATAGGCCGCCCACGCTCGGCTTACGAAATGGATCTGCGCGCAATGTCGGAGAACCTTTCGCGCCGCATGGTTCATGGCTTGCCGGGCTATGCCCAAGACGGAAAGCCGGTCTATCCGGAGTACAACGAAAAAATACACAAGGCTGACCAGCCCCTTGCGCCAACGCCTGGTCGCGGCATTACGATCGGCCTCGACGGCGGCGGCTCACCGTCCGCGACCATCGGCCAGCCGCAGTCTAACGGGCAGGATCGTTTGCTGGCTGAGCTGGTGACGGAACCCGGCACGGGCCCCACGCGATTTTCGTTGATGCTGCTCGATTTGTTGATGAGCCAGTTTCCCGGGCTGCCCATTATCGGCATCTATGGCGACCCTGCGATGTTCTACGGTGGTGACACCGAAAACGACGAAATGAATTTCGCCATGACGGTTCAGAAGACGCTGCGCTTCCCGATCATGCCGGCTCCTTCGAATGAGCCTGGTGTGCGCCAGGACGCGGTGCGCATGGGCCTAACCACAATGATTGACGGACGGGTGCCGGGTTATCTTGTCGACCCGCGCTGCAAGATGATCCTGGGGGGCTTCGCCGCTCATTACAAGCTGACAAAGCAGGCCACGATCGGCGGGACCGACAAGCTGGCGGTGGTGAAGAATTCTTACTCGCACCCACATGACGCCGAGCAGTATCGCCGCCTCGGATATATCGGCCTCGCCAATGTCATAGCGCATGGTGTGACCACGTCGTTGCCGGCCGGGGTGGTCAGCCTGCACGAGCAACGCCTTCTGCGTAGCCAATCGGCACCTCAAACGCCCGGGAATTTCAACGTATGGGACGTGTGACCGTAACTAGCCCGGCCGCCTGGCTTGATTGCCTCGCGTGCGCGGGCGGGCGTGCGCTCGCGCGTAAGGCGGCGATATGGCAGCGATCGAATGGCGAGAGTGCGGCGCTCCATGCCGACGGCGAGTTATTGGCCGTCTCATATCTCGTTCGCGATCGGGAAGGGCGATGGGAATTCTGCCTCGCGCTACGCCCGCCCGCGCGCGCGTATATGCGCGAGCTCGTCCGGATCGCGCATTTGACGCTTGCGGCCTTGGCACAAAATCGGACCGTCATAACCCATGTGACGGAAAATAACCTCAGTGGCGTGCGTATGGCGCGCCTCGTTGGCTTCCAGCACCTGGGCGAAACCCTTTGGATTTTGAATGGGGAGCAAGATGAGCCAGGTGGTGAAGGGACTTTTCGGCGGGTCTGACAAGGGCGCGAAACGAGAGGCGGAGAAAAGCCGCGAGCTGCAGCGTGTCGCAAACGATCGACAACTTGCGGAAGCGAACCGCAACAACCAGGCGGTAGCTGCATCGAGGCGTGCACCTCGGGGGCGTCGCCTGTTTGAGGATGGCGGTCAGGATGCCGGTGGATCAAGCGCGGTGCTTGCCTGATGGATGGCGATTTTAACGTTGACGTCGCCACACTCAAAACCCGTGTCGCCAACACCTGGAACGCTCGCTCCCATTGGACGCCGATTTATCAGGAAGCCTACGATTTCGCGGTGCCGATGCGTCGGCCGAGCGGGGGGGCGAACGGCAGGGCTCGCGGGCCAGACCGGTTGTTTGACATGACCGCACCCATGTCGGCGATGTATTTCGCTGGCAACCTGCAGCGCGATCTCTTTCCCGCCGGACAGTCCACATTCGAGCTCGAGGCCGGGCCACTGGCCGCCATGGCGCTCGAGGACGGCGAGAAAAAGCAATTCAACCGCGAGCTTTCGCGGGTATCTAAGCTTATTCACCCGTTCTTTCTTGCGGGGGACTGGGATACCGCGATCCACGAAATGTGCATCGACCTTGCCGTTGGCACCGGCGCTTTGTTGCCGGTCAAAGGGACGCCCAGCAATCCCATCATGTTTGCCTGCATTCCATTCGATCAGCTCGCGATCTCGACGGACGCATTCGGTCGCGTCAACCTCGTCTCCTGGAAACAGGCGCTACGGCGTGACCAGATCGTGGACGCCTGGCCGAAGGGAAGATTTCCGGAAGATTTCAAGGATCAGGCCAAGACCAGGCCGTCAGACGAGGTCACGGTGTACCAGGACTGGTGGGCAGATCGGCAACCAGGCGGTGGCTGGCATTTCGGGGCTCGCCTCGATAACTCGACGGAGCTCATTGCTCACGAGCGGTACCGCACCCAGCCGATCGCCATTCCCCGGTACTACCGTGTGCCCGGCGAAGCATACGGCCGTGGTGTTATCCTGACGGCGCTGCCCACGATCAAGACGCTCAACAAGGCGCAAGAGCTTGCGCTGAAAAGCGCCGCCATCAACATGCTAGGTATTTGGGGTTATCGCGCGGGCGGCACGTTCAACCCCAACACTGTCAATCTTGCGCCTGGCCAGTTCTGGGCGATGCAGTCGACCGGCGGCGTTCTCGGGCCGGATATCACCAGGCTGGATCCGGCATCTGGCAGCATGAATATTGCCCAAGTGCTTATCGGCGACCTGCAGGGCCAGATCAAGCAGGCGATGTTTGATACGCGTCTGCCGGACTATGAGGGCACGCCCCGCTCTGCTTCCGAAATGACGGCACGCCTGCAGCAGCGGGCGAACATCCATATTGGTGCATTCGGTCGTCTCGTCCGTGAAATCATGCCGGTCGTTGTGCCTCGTGCTGCCGAGATCCTGATGGAGTTCGGCATGTTGCCAGGCATACAGCAGGTCGATGATCTATTGGTTTCTGTCAACGTTCGTTCGCCCATGCAGGCGGCGCTCAATGCCGATCGGATTGCAGCGATCGCCAATTATCACGACATGGTCATGGCCTTTGCTGGTCCGGAACAGCGGGAATTGTATCTCAACCAGGACAAGGTGATGGACCGCATCGCCGATGGTCTGCAGATCGACAAGGATCTGATCCCCGACGAAAACGAGAAAAAGGCCGTGGTCGCCAAGATTGAGGAGGCTCGCCAGCAACAAATGCAGGCGATGATGGCGGCTGAGGTCGCGAAGCAAGCGCCGGGTGCTATCAAGGATATTGCGGTCGCTGATATGCGGAGGGCCGCGTAATGTCTGGTCCCTTCCTTCCTGAACGGGCCGCTCAGCCACTAGACCTGCTTGAACACACCCTCAACGGCGGCGCTGGTTGGGAGGAGTTCGAGGCGCTCTTCCGGCCTCACATGCAAGCTGCACCATTGCAGCCTCACGAGGCCGTCGCGACCTTCATGTACGGCCTCTATCGCACGCCGCAGGGCAGGGCGATGTTTGAATGGCTCATGGATATCACGATCAGGATGCCCTTGCGGGCAACCGGCCAGACGATCGAGCAAACGGCACTCAACACGGCAACGCGGCAGGGCATTAACGGGGTCGGCGAGGCCATCCTTGCTGCGATCAAACATGGCGAAGGCCTTGTCGAGAAATCACACAACCAGAATGGAGCTGGATCATGAAGGGCAGATTTTTAAGCGGCATCAACTTCTACGACATGATGCTTTTCAACACTGAAGGCGCGGGCGGTGGCGGCGGGGCGGATGCCAGCGCTAGCGCGCCGCCTGCAGGTTCCTCC